GCATGATTGTTTCAAAGTTATCTCCATCGGCGTTCATCTTGAAACGATTGTAAGGATTTTCCATTTCGCTAAGAATTGCGCCATTGTACATCGCAAGTGCGCCAGTAGCAGCAAGCTGATTAACGATGTCATCAGAAACACCTGTAATTGTATTTCCATTAACAGAGCCAACGTAACCAGCCCAAGGTGTAAATTGAGAAATAAGAGCGTAATCACCAATTACAGTCGGTCTGCCGTTTCTACGAACCTTATTAATAACACCGTCAACCCCAGCTTTAGTCAGTCCGGAACCCTCAAAAGTGTATTTAACTCCTGTGGCGTCTTTAATAGCTTTATAAATTCTCTTTACAATCTCGGCTTTTGCAGAATTAAGAATATCTGTCTTGATTTGTGCCATAAGTTGATTTTCTCTTGACATATCACCAAGTTGGATTCTACGATAGTCGTTTGCAATACCACCAGAAATTGTGAATGTTTGTACCGGATATACTGTCTTCTTCAGGGTAGTATAAATTGGGTCGCCGTTTGTTGCCTGCATACGAGAACCTTCGCCGGCATAATCATAAACTTCTCTTTCTACAGTTTCGTCAAACGCTACGTTTTCATATGTCCCGAAAATACTAAGCATCTTCATTTCTTCCATGATTGGTGCTTCTACTACGAAACGTCTGATTGCGTTAAGTTCTGAAATTGCCGTTGCGTTTCCGTTTTCAGCGTATTGACCAAGCATTTTGATATACTTTACGGCCTTATCGCCTTTCTTTCCAAATCTTTCAAGAGATTCTCCGTTTACCATTGCTGAAAATACTTCGACAATAGGGGAGTCCTTTTTAATTTTTGTATTATAATCCGCATCTTTACGGATATTGTTCATTTCAAATGTTGCCATTTTCTAAAACCTCTCTTTCGTTATGTTGTAAAAAAACAAAAAACATATTGTGTTGTGTATATTTTTATATCGTTATTATTATTAGCTCTGATATTCAAAATTAACTGTTATTGTGTTATCACGTGCGATTCTGACAAAAACAGTGCTTATCTTTTACACTGACACATAATTCACTGCAAATGATACCGTGCCACTATGATTAATTCCGACCGTGACATGTGATTGTATCTTCAAACTACCAGTTTGTTTTTTCGTATACCATTGTTCATTAACCTCCCACAACGGCATAATCGGCAACTACAATAACAACCTTTACGGCATTTTCTGTTAATCTGCACTTATCAATTACCTTAAAATAAATACCATCACTCGGTGCTTCTGCAATAATTTTGAGCTTGCCGTCCTCAGCAATTCCAAGAAGGGTAGTATCGACAGTAATATCGGTATAATCTTCGTTTTCGCCATATGCAATATGTTTTTCATCGACAAGAAGATTCATACCTTCCCATGCAAGGATTTCAAATCCGCTGATTGGATCGCCGGCTTTAATTACAATATCATCCTGATATACCTCATCACCGGACAGTGTATTTGCAACAAGATATGTAATTCCATCCTGTGTAATAAAATCATAAAGAGCTGTATCTGTTTCAGATGTAAGAACTGGATTATTCTTTGCAATCTGAATCATTCCTAATGTTTCACATTTAATCATTTGATTGTTCCTCCTTTTATATGAGTTTTTTGTAATAAAAAACGATATTATACTAATGTAATAATTAAAAATACCGCTTTGAATATTTTTTTATTTTACTATTATTTAAATATGCCTAATTACCTCTGCCATGTTGTTATGACGATTCTTGCACTCCATAAAACGTTCTGCGTTTGATTATAAATACATTTTGTTGTGTAAGCGTTGCATAAGACAACGATATTTTTTTTGTGTTTGTTATGTTGTCTGTTTGCTCGAATTACTTGTTATCTTATTTGTAAATGCTTTGATTACTCTGTGCATAGTGCTGTATTATCGCTTACTTTTGTTACATGATTTAAATGTGGCTTTATGCCACGATGCGCATTATGCAAAGGTATATGTATATAAATTGACGGTTATTTCATCTGGGTCATTATTTGTTCCGATTACGACTTTCACTGTAGAAATACTTCGTTGCGTATTGTTCATAACGGAACTAATTATTTTTTCCGCGGAAAAATTGTGTCCACCAGCCTCCAGCGGCCCCGGCAATATGTTAGGCGTCATTTCGTGAATCGACGTTGCAAGGGGCGACGACGCATAATTGTGCGTTAATCTGATAATAATAGGTTTCCCAGCGTCTGCTGCAGCGCTCATTTCTTGTCGCGTTTTATCCGCTGTGGCTGTAATAGTGCCGCTGTTATCTTCTGCATCAATATTGACAATAAACACACTGTCATCCAGCGCTTCTAACTTGTTTTCAATTTTATTAAGTTTTTCAGCGGTGATTGTATCTCCAACCTGCCAGTTTGTTTTTTCGTAACTCATTTAATCAACCCCCATCATTAAAAAATACTTAAACCATCGTTCACACTAAAACTATTGTGCATTTCCTCAAAAATATCTCCTTTATGAGAATTTTGTTCATCAGCAGCTTTTTTTTCATCAGCATCTGCCTTTGCCGCCTTTCCGATTTCCTTCAGGATAATATCAACAATCATATCAATATCACCATCCATAGGATTTTCTTTAAACGCTTCAATTTCATCTTCGGCATATGCAACTTCGTGATCGTTGAACTTATCAAGCGTTTTATTAAGTTCATCAACTTTTTCTTTTGCTTCCATTTCTTTAAGTTGATTTTTAAGTTCTTCATTTTCCCTAATAAGATCGTCGATTTGTTTTTGAAGGTCGGTAATTTCAACCTGTTTTGCTTCAAGTTCTTCTGTAACATCGTCAGAATTCTTTTCGGCTGCTGCTTTCTCGTTATTAGCAACGGCTAAACATTTATTTAGCTCTTCAATCTTTTCTGTATATTCGTCTTTAAGTCTGTCAAATTCAGCATCTTTATCTGTAAGAAGTTTGATTGTTTGCTTTACAATTTCTTCAACCTGAGTTCTATCCAGTTCCATTAAATCCTCCTTATATTGTTCTTCTTCATTAAATTCAATTATTCTTGCGCTTTCATCGGCTGGTGGTATTCCAAGTAAAGCATAACCTGAATAATTAAACTCAACAGGAATTCTGCCTTCTTCTTTATATCCATATTTATAAATAATTTCTTTATTATTATCCGTATGCAGAATTTCTACACTCCCATATGGATATACGCCCATTTCAGCCTTTTCGTCTAATTTCTCAACAAAACTATGATAACACAGAGCGTCAATTTCTCCTTCGCCTATACAAACAAGAATTTTTCCTTCTGTATCATCTTCAATTTCGTCAATATATCCTTTTGTAAAAGTTCCAATTACTGAAGCGTTTTCAAAAAGCGGATCCCCATCAGCACGATCCGTATATCCATGACCATGTATTTCAGTTCTTTCATCATCAATAAATTCACAACGTAAACTCATACCTTTGATAGTCGGAAGAGCTTTCTCGCAATACTCCCTAATCCACGTAATCCCATTCAGATTTGATTCTGTACCAACCTGATTTACATCATCAACGCATGAATCAGGATAAATTCTATGAAGAACAGCTTTAAACCAACGCTTTCCGTTTTTACTTTTTTTATTAGAAACTTCAAATACTCTCAATAACTCATCACCACCTTTCATATTATTAATTAAATATTTAAGTTTTTCTTAAAATTAATCAAAATAAAAACTTAATTAAGTTTAATCAAGGCCAGAATTAATCAGTTCGATAGCATTTTCAATCTTATTTAATTTTTCGGCTGTAATGATATCGCCTTTATTCCAAACTGTTTTCTCATATGACATTGTAAATAACCTCCTTATTAATCGCTCGGCGCAGGCAAATCGTTTGTAAGATTGTTTCTTCCAGCAATTGTGCTGTCTGTTGGATTGTCCGTTTGTGGCCTGCCGCCTTTGTTTTCTTCATTTTTCTGCTCATCCTTTGAAAGAACATAACTCGTTTTATGGACAGGGTATTTATTCTCGTAATCGTTTTCAAGCTCTTCATCAAGAAGGGCGAAAAATACTTCCGGTTCCACGCCACAAGCCGCAACCCAAAGTGAAAGGCTTCCTTTTCCCTGAAGATAAAGTTCTTTTACATTGCTAATTGTGTCTTTTTTATTAACATTTGTAATTTTCAGATATTTTACTTCGACCCAGTTTACCGAGTCTTTGATAATGTTTTCTGAAATACATTTGTTGATTTCGTCTGTTATCTGTTCAATCCACTGAAAAATCTGACCTGTGATTAATTCTAAATTCTGCAACTGTGCCGAATAACTACCGCTCCCTACACCGTTAAGAAGGGAACCGGCAATACCCAATCCTAATGCAATTTTATCTGATATATTCGATTCGTAAGAATCGTCAAATAATTCTGTATTTGAAGAATCTATAGTGTTAAGTTTTGTGCCAGACGCAACAGAAAAGAATGATACGCCGCCACGATTATTTTTATTCATAACTGCACTTTTTACTTTTTCGTGTTGATTTCTTTGTTGCTTTTCTGTTAATGCCGATTTTCCTTTTTCCTTACCTTCCGGAAAGGTCTGATAAATAACTTTATTATTAATATCATCTAAGATATTACGTTTTGTCTGTGTAAAATAATCGTTATAAATGATGTCATTTATTGCCGCAAGGACAAGCGGCCTTCCAAATTTTTCATTTCTTTTTGAACGTATTTTATGTACAATTGTTTTAGTATTATCTAATACAACCCAATTACCGCCCTGATACGATCCTTCACGACGTTTTTTATATGCCTGTCTGATTTCCTTCGGATATTTACGCAGTTTCTGTTCGACTGATTCACCGGCTGCAATATCAAAATAATCAAGATTAAAAGCTATAACATAAGACGAATTTTTTATTCCTACAATCTGTGTATAATCAGCAGGAAGGGAAATAATTTCAGCGTTCAACCCTAAAGCATTTAATTCATTAATTTCAATAATACTCCGGACATCATAATCAGACATCATTTTAGTTTTATCAATTGGCCTTTTAGATATTTCAAAATAATAAAAAGCAACACCCTCAACCATCCCTTTAAAAAGAGCATCACGAACAATTGTACGATCTTTGATGGTTCTAAGTGTTGAATTCATTAATTCTTTATTCTTTTGTTTTTTTTCTTTGTTATCGCCATGAGTGATAATTACTCTATCTAATGTTGGCATTGCAACCATATAATCAACGGCATGAGTAAACGTGCTGTTTGTTCCATACAGCATTAAAGATAATTCTCTAATTTCCTGATTCCACTCCATTGGATGCCGTACAATACTCTCTATGACTTCAGGCGAATATAAATCAAAAATATCTAAATCAGAATTAAATGTTGTATATTGCCGTGAACTATAAAACGAATTAAATTCATTTGATTCTGTTTTATTATAATCTTGTTTTTTATTTTGAGTACGGCGATTACCATTACTATTGTTTTTAACAGTGTTTTTGTCTTTTACCATCGTATCGCCCCCTCTCTAATTAATAAAAACACTATATTCATATTCTTCATTCCCTGAAAACAAATCTTTCTCAAGTAATGTTCCAAACCAACTCCCATAACTACAGGAACTATATCTATCTTTATGACTTGTCGCAGATTCTCTAAGAATTATTGCACCAGTCTGTTCTTTTTTCTCATATGTTAAACCGATACATTCATTAATAAACGCCTGTGTTTCCAAAAAAGGTCGTTCATAAAATATCTGATCATCAACTTCCATTGCGTTTGTATAATCACTGTTCTGAGAAAGGACTTCATCAACAGCTAAATCAAAAGGTATAAAAAACTCAATCATTTGTTCACTTAAAACCCGTCTAAAATCAATCGCAATATCGCTGTTTAATTTCTGCGATGCATTAATCGCATATATACAAGGATTTGAACCTTCTGATTTAATTCTGTTCGCAATACTATCATCGTTCATGCACAAAAGAGGGGAGTATTCTATTTTTCTTTCCTCATCGTACATTACTTTAGCAAGGTTATCATATACGGCAATCCCTGCGTTCCGAGTATCAAGTACGATATAATCAGCTTCAAAATCTTCAAATAGCTGACGTATCCTTCGTGCTTGTTTAGCTGTATCACCACCCTGAACGGATTCCATGTATGAAACAATTCTGCGATAACCATTGCTCAATTCTATATCTTCAAGATTGCTTCGGGTGTATGTTTTGGTTTCAGGCAACAATCGCATACAGGTAAAAATAGAATTGTCATTTCCCTGTTTTTCAATAAAAGCCATATCACAAGACACAATTCTAATTTCGCCGTGTTGTTTTGGTATTGCATATTTATTTCTTTTGTGCGATAAAAAATCAATAGTTTGTCGTGGGTAAAACGCCTGTTTATTAACTTGATTTTTTGTAAACATGGGCAATGTAAAAAAAGACGATTTGTTTTCCTTTAACCGTTCGTTCATAAATTCAAGCCGCCACGTTATAGGGTCTTGTTTCATTTTTTCAGTCTGATAATACGCCTGACTTTTAATTTTATGTTTAAGAGCAACACTTTCATCAAAAGCGAGTAAACAAGAGTCTTTTCCGGCAATCATACCGTTATAAGCCTGATCAACTATATCCCACATCCATGAATCTTCACTTTTATTATCAAACCAACTTGATGAAATATAAATATCGGTAGCTTCTTCCTGTAGTTCATCTATTCCGGAATACTCTTCTTTTTGAAGATATTCTGCTTGTCTTAGAATTTGAAAAGGGGATAATACACCATCGTCAATACTTTTTTTTATCTGTCTAAATTCTTCTCTGACAATACAGTTACTCCGATTGCCTCGCGCCTGTTCGTTTGCTGTAACAACACGAATCGTACTTCCATTTCTGAATCGGACGTACATATCATTAGCATTTATTACGATGTTTTTTATTTCTTTTTTTAAAACAGGCGACCTGCCCATAAGATCGTTTTCTATTTTATCCTGAATTAATATTCTTGATTGCCCACGTGTGCTGCTTGCTAATACAACAGAGTATTGTGGATATAATATACATTTACAACAGGCATAAAGCGCAATAATCCATGATTTTGCTGAAGCACGACTCGCAATAACAACAAAAAACCTGTTGATTCCCATTAAATATAACCAAACCGCCTGATATGGATATAGACCAATACGAAGGTAATCTATTGCAAATCTGTGTAAATTTCTCCTAAAAAAAGTTGCCCACTCTAAAAGATTATTTATATTTTTTGGGTTTCCAAGAAATTGTTCGTTTGAAAAATGTGTATGAAGTTGTTTTTGATTATCATCAGCAATTTCATTATAATAAATATCGGTATTTTGCTTATTCGACATCAAGATCACCTTCATCTTTTACATAGTATTCTTTATCCCGATCAGTCGTGCCATGTTGCAGATTTCTGAGCGGTCTTAAAACAAATCGGTCGAAATAATCACCAAGTCCATCAAAATCTTTATATAAATTTTTGTCTTTATAAAACTCCGCTGGTGTATATTGTTCTATTCTGCGTAGATTAACACCAATAGAAAAATCTTCTGCGCCACTCACATCGTCTATTGTTTTTAATCCAGCTTGTTTAAATGTACTTCTATATAATTCAGATAACTTCTTAAATCCATCTATATCACCATTAGCCGCAGCTTTATCTTTAAGCATTTTTGAAACGCATAAATCTTTAATGAATATTTCCTGATTGCTGTCGTAATTTGGGTTTGCTTCAGTTAAATAATCATAGTGCTCGTCTAACGCTTTATAATCCACATAATCAAAACCATCGCCCCAAAATACACGATTTTTTTGTTTGATTTTTTCATTTAACTTTTTACGTTCTCTTTTTTCACGATTTTTTTCGTCTCTGTCTTTTCGCCATTCAAGATAATCGCCTCTTTCAATTTCAACATCGACCGCTTCAGGGCGAACATCATCAAATAAAAAGCCCTCATCCAGTGAATCATCGAATGTTTTATCAATGTATCTATTTAAGTTCAGGTGACGAATATATTTTGTAATAAACTGTTCTTTACTTGTTACACCTTCGGTATCTATCGCATAAAAAATTCTGTCACTGTAATATAATCCATATAACATACACACACGTTTTACTGCTTTTTTTTCATTCATATCATATTTCATGTAATAACTATAAAACAGTTTTTTTAAACATTCTTTGCATACAGGTAAATATCCCGTACCTGTAATAAACGGGCTACCGCATTTATTAAAATATGGCTGGCTAAATGGTCTTCCACATAAAATACATGAGTGCGAATTTTCTTTAAGTGCCGCCTGCCGCATTTCAGATGTTCTTTTTTTCTTTTTAGGCATTAAATATCACACACCTTTTAACTCACCAAAAAAGCAGATCGTCAAGGTAGCAATCATCCGTAAATGTGTGATAATATCGTTTAATTGGCGTTATCTCAACCTTTAAAACAGGTTTCTCCTTCCGTTTAAAAACTAATTTTTTGTGTTTATCTACGCCTTTGCACTTATCAAACTTATCATCTGAAAGATCAGCTTTGTCAACAATTTCATATTTTTTTGTTCCATCCTCAAAACTATCAACTATTTTTGAATTTACATCACCATCTAAATAAACAACACCACTGCCGCTGAATAAATACTTACCACACTCGTTAAGTGCTTTTTCAACATAAAGTTCTACACCATCGACATATGTTAATGTTACATAAAATTCTTTATCGTATGCACCATACTCATGTGCCGATTCTAACTCAATGACACCGATGTTTATATTTGGGTTTTGTAATAGTTTTTTTGTAAGTTCGCTCGCTTTGTCAAAAAACAGTACCGCAGTTACAGAATCAGTTACCTTAACGATTTCATACATTTTTTTTGCAAGCTCATTTATATTTTTAAAATATTTCCTTTTCATTTTCTTAGTCTTCTCCTTCATCATCTATATTAAAGTTAAAATCTGAATAGCTGTCTTCTTCACCGTACAAATTATCTTTGAGTTTTGTTTCTCTTGCATTTTTTTTTATTGCATATTCATTAAGTTTTTCATAGTCGGTTTTATATTTATTTGTTTCCTGTTTAGCTTCCTTTTCAATCTCCTGTTGTTCTCTAAATTTTATTGCTTCATCACTATTAATTGGCAAATAGGTAGGATCGTTACGAACACATGATTTAAAGTTTCTGCTGCAAATACATTTAATTGAATTAGACTCAGGATAAAAAACTTTCTCACCTGTTTTAGCAATAGATCCAAAAAAAGGATTTCTTTTAGTTAATTTAAAAGTAACAAACGTAGGCATTATAACATCATTACCATCAGCTAACGCTTCTTTAATCTCTAAGATAAGTGCGTCAACAACTTCTCTGCACAAACTTCTTTCAAGAAAAATTCGATCAGACACCCTATCTATTAACTCTGCTGTTTTTACCATAAAATATCACCTTCCTCTTCTCTCTATTTTTCGTATATATAAAAATAACCTCCACTAAAAAAAGGGAGGTTACAAAATTTATTATTATCCCGTTTTACAATCATCAGAATCTGCCCATACAATTCCTGAAAGAACAAAAACCGCAATAGGCAGCGTAATTCCGTTGCCCCACATCTTGTATTCGGCAGAATCTTTACGTGGGTTCTTTAACCATTTAACAATCTGATTTTTTGTTTTCGGTCTTTTCTTTTTGGTAATGACTTTTCTGTGTGTTTCAAAAACATCTGTCCAAAATTTAATATCCTCTTCTGTTGGGTTTTCTGTTTCGAGATCAGAGCACCACCAGTCCGGGAAACCCTGCAATCTGGCGCACTCTGTCGGCGTCAGACGCCTTACGATATACTCGCATCCGTCCAAATCGTTCACGACCGGCGGGGCTTTATAATCCGTAGCTACCAGCGTGTTAGCCAGTTCTTTCATCGGATTCGTGTGATGAGAGTTCTTGCTGATCGACCAAGTCGGCTCCGCCACAGCACCCAGACCTCTCGACACGATAGTCGGTTCGACTTCCTCTTCCACAGCAATACCGAACTTTGCCTTCTGTCCCATGTTATATGTCGCACGGTCAATGCCGTATGCGACCGCATGCTGTTCTGTAGCATTCAGCGTAAAGCTGACACCCTCATTGGAATAACCGCTGCCCTTATGGGATGGTCTTGCGCCGTTACCCTCAAGAGCCACAACCGCCATGCCGCCTTGGTTACATGTCGGGTTTCCCCCGTTAGTATCGAGCGTCCTGGAAACCTTCGCAATATAAAAGCCGGACTTTGGATTGTTCGACTTCATCGAATTACTGTTTTTGGAGCAGATACCGAAGCATTCCATGATGAGAGGCACGTTATTGCCACCTGTACCCATACGATTATTCAATGTTTGAGATATATCATCGTTTGCAATTCTTATTCTGCTGTCGTGCGGATGATGCTCCAGAGCAATCGCGGCGGGAACCACACCCGCACGAAGTGTGGGAGAAGTCTCATCCTCATATCCGATGGAGCGGGTTTTCGCAGAAGGTTCCGTGCAGAAGCCTGCCGCCATCACCACCGGAGGATGATGAGCCTCCGCCCGGAGGGTGCAGGTCACATCCTCTGTGATATCCATCCGGCTGCCGCCCTGGTCGTTCAGGCAGATGCGGCCTGTCTCTGAAGCGCCCGTCTCAAGACCTCCGGCAGCTGTTTGCCACGCTCGGAAGCTCTCCGCAGAATACCCAGACACGCCTTCTGACTCAAATAGTATTTTTCTGGCGCCCCCCCCTGCAAGATCTGCGACAAGGTAGATGCGTTTTCTTCTCTGGGGGACTCCCCAGTGCTGAGAGTCGAAAAGTCTCCATCCAACGGAGAAATCTTCCCCCATGATAAGTCCTGCGTTTGCCCATTTTTCAGGTCGAGGAATATCAGTTTTACATCCTTTGATGCTTGTGATTTCTTTGAGCACCTTCCAGAAGTCGTTTCCTTTATTTGAACTGAATGCGCCTCGAACGTTTTCCCAGACGATGTATTTCGGATATTCTCCATTAGTCTTTTCCCTCATTTCTTTGATAATACGAATTGCTTCATAAAAAAGTTTTGACCGATTGCCAGTTAATCCTTTTTTAGTTCCTGCTATTGATAAATCCTGACAAGGACTTCCGAATGTGATAATGTCTACAGGTTCAATTGCGCCACCATCTATTTGACTGATTTCACCTAAGTGTTCAACAAACGGCATACGTTTTGTTGTTACTCTTATGGGGAATGGTTCAACTTCAGATGCCCATACAGGCTTAATGCCGGAAAGGAGTCCTGCAAGCTCAAATCCACCAGAACCAGAGAATAAACTGCCAAGTGTAAGGTTTTGTTTTAGTTTATAATCCATTAATTAATTTCCTTTTTACGTAATTCGTGTACTTTATTAAACATATCAGCAGCGCCAGCTTTGTCGCATTTCCCTATTTCAAGAATGTTGTCTATAGCATCATTCCAGCCAAACGAATAATATTTATGAACATTTTCAGCGCTATTTAAAATAGTACGAATTAAATTTGTTTTATCGTTTTTATTTTTAGTTTCTTTTATATTTTCATGATTTGCTTTTTTAAGTTGTTTGTTTTCTTCTTTTAATTCTTCAATTGCAATCAATGAAAAATTCAATAAATCAATATCTGAAAAATTACCACGATAAAAATTATCTAAACAAAGACGATCTTTCAACTCTTTTTCTATGTCAACATTCCCAGCATAAGTTGTACAATTTTTTTCTGATAATCTGGTATTTTTAATCTTATTGAACTCATCAGCTAAATTGTTATAAACATCACAGAGATATTGGATTTCTTCTGCGGCATAATCCAAAGCAACATTAACGCACCACCCAAGATATTCAGAAAACATACAGCTTTTACAACGATCAGGCGCTTCAGTTTTATTACTGCAATTCCTCAAGGTTTCAATAAGCGCATCTTTATATAAATGTTGTTTGTGTTGATTATTGTTGTTATTTTGATTATTTTTCTTTGTCATAACAACCTTGGCGAGGAAACCCACAGGCAAGCCTATGGGCAGAATCGCCTCTACCTTTCCTTTTTTTGAATTAGTTTTGATTTATTTTTTATGTTTTTGTGTACAAACAATATATCAAAGTAACGATTTTATTTTAGCCCTTGTTTTTGCCCCAACAATACCATCAACAACCAATTTATACTTTTTTTGAAATGCTTTTACAGCGGTTAGTGTTTTGTCACCAAAAATACCATCAACCGTTAATCCTGAATGCATAATTCTGTTTAAGCATTTCTGAAGTTTTTTTACTTGATTGCCTTCATCACCTTTTATAAGATCAGTTGTAGGGTAGGGGAGTTGCTCCTTTGGATAGCTACCCGGTTTAAGTGTTGCAGTATTAACATCAATAGGGTATCCAAGACCTGAAACAGTTCCTTTGTCGCTGAACTGGTGCATATCATACCTGCCTTTATATGTGGCACGAGGATACTGCGCAAGCCAAATAGCATATTCTGAACGAATTTTACCAATTTTACTTTCAAAATAGTATTTATTAGCATAAACACCTGCCGCATAACCAGATGCTTCAATAACGTCACAAAAGGCATTACAAATATTAGCCGAAGTGGTTTTACCAAGATTTGCCTGTACAGAATCTTCAAAGTCAATGAAGATAGGATAATGCAAAATACGATCATTAATTAATTTCAAACAATAATTCGCTTCTTTCTTAGCCGCAGAAATTGTCTTCGCCTTGCTGTAATAGTAAAGTCCAATTTTCATTCCTGCTTTTATTGCATTTTTATAATTATTTTCAAATGACGCATCTTTGTTTAACGGATCGCGACCCGCAAAACCACAACGAAGAATTACAAAAGAATAACCAGAATTTTTCGCTTTCTTAAATTGATCTACACTGATTTTCCCTTGCCAGTTTGAAATATCAAAACCTTTATAACTCATCTTTCACCCCATCAGACTTTTGATTTTAGCTCTTGTTTTCGTTCCTACAATTCCATCAACAGTAAGTTTATATTTTTTCTGAAAATCTTTAACCGCTTTCAGTGTTTTATCACCAAATACACCATCAACGGTTAAATTCGCCTTCGTAAGTTTATTAAGGCATTTCTGCAACCTTTTTACCTGTTCTCCTTTTGAACCTTTTTTTAAATCAACTGTTGGATATACAGGTGTTTTCGCTGTTTCCTTTTTAATTGAAGATTCGTTTTTAATATAACATGACCAAACCTGTTTAACTAAACCTTTCATTGTGGTTTCATAACAGTACCAACCATCATGCCTTCGACCGCCCGGGTCGTGCATATAAAGATAATTTTTACCGTTAGATACCTTATGACCTGAAACTGCAAGGAAATGACCACCAGTCGTCCATGTTACTCCACCACGTGTGCCTTTTCCAAACAGGATAATACCTCTACGCCCATTCTTCGCCATTTCCTTAAAGAAAGCAGGCATAGTTTCATGATTGATTACAGTAAAACCATACTTTTTAAGAGCCGCACCAATACCCGACCAATAAGTTCCTTTGCCAGCCGCACAATAGCCGTTATTCAACATATATTTTCTAATAGTTTCCGGTGTAACAGACCCATGTGAAGGATGAGATGCAATAACATCAGCACAAGAGGTCGGGCCACATCCTGAACTATGCATATTGTATGTTGCGTTCGGATAATAATGTTTTCCCCATCTTGAATCATATTGACGGAATGTTTTCACTGTTGTAACTCTACTCAATAGAATCACCACCTTCATCCGGTAATTCTTCGGTTACTTCAAACTGTTCAGTATAAACATCGGGTTTTTTCATATCTTTGAGCAGACGGGTATACCCAGTACCTTCACACGCTTCTTCTGTATAGTCATTATTCTTGTAATGAGATGCAAATCCCCATACAAACGCAGTTAAAACAGTCAGTGCAATTTTCTGAAGCGATGCGATCTGAGCATCATCAAAACTGATAATATGAAACGCAGTAAGAAAATCGAGAACCGCTGTAATAACCGCAGCCAACGTCCGTTTTCGTGTTCCGCTGTTCATACCTAATAACCTGTTGACAATATTATTCAAATAATAATCCCTCCTTTTCGATAAATAGATTGAAATAAAGTGAATAATAAATTATTTGTAAACATCTACATCATCCTCTTAGTAAATCTTCAGCAATATCAGCATATTTATCTCTGATATACATTTTGTGTCGTGTTCTTCTAAAACCAACACTTTCGCCACCTCTGTTAATCAGTCCGTTTACAGAATGAAAAATGTAATTGTTTTCAAATAATTTCTTAATTCCTTTTCGATTAATCTGTTTTATAATGATCCCTCTTTTCTTGTTATTACTTTGTATTTTCATTTTTATTTACCTTCTCTTAACACAAAAAATGTTGTGGGGGTATTGCGAACAACAACCCCACCACACAAAGAAAAGAGAAAGACAAAGAAAAATGAGGATAGCAGAGACAGAGTTTACCATCTCTACCATAAAAGGGTAATAGCAATTATTTTAACGTATTAAATTAATATATCATCTGAAATAGCGCAAGTTGTTGAAATTTTAACAATTATCACAGATTGTACATTGATTCGTTTTTATAACCCAAATACAATTCACTTTTAATTGGTGTGTCTACTTTTGCTGCGTTTTCTTTTCCACCTGCGTTTACTTTCTTTGCGGTGTTTATCCTGACATTCTTTGCAACGCACACTTTTAGTGTTTTTTGCACGTACAACAAATTCTTTGCCGCAGTCAATACAAGTTATAACTTTTGTCATTTTTGGGATATAACCAACGCAGTCAAAACAGTATTTTCTGTTTTGGTATTTATTGTTCTTAATTAATCTTCCGCATTCCTGACATCTTGTAAAGTTTTCACCGAGATAATTCATATATTCATACCCAAGTTCCCTGAAATCAGATATTGATAATATGTTTTCACCATCCAGATTTATAAAAGTCACACGACAACTTAAATTCTCTAACCGTTTTGGGAATTCAAGCAACCCGTCTTGATAAAGTTTGTTTAAGTATTTGTATCTGTCTGTTGATTTACATGAGATTCTTGCAAGAGAAAATACTTCTTTTACCGGATTGTTTACCCAGCCATTGTTTTTATCATTACGCATATTTCCAAGCTTTGCTAAACAAAGAAGGGTAAACGCAAGACGTTTTAATACTTTTCCGTTGATTTTTGATATAGTATTAAGTTCAGTAGATGTAACAGAAATATTGTTGATTTCATGCAATCTGTATTTTCCTGCGTTCTTTGCGATTTTTTCTACAACGTCTTCAAGAACGGTTTTTGAAAAATTATAACAAGGCAGGTTTTTATCCATAAATTCAATCAGAAGCTTTGAAATTTTCTTTCTTCTATAACCTTCGTTGTAATAGTATTTTGCAAGGATTGATAATGTACGGAACGGTTTTTTAGAATCTATAACATTTTCCTTTAAACAGTTTTCCGCATATTCCTTTTCGTTTAAAATAATCATGTAAAACCATCACCCCGATAATTAATCTGAACTGTATGTATAACAAACTGGAGATCACAGTATGTAAACTCACCGCCACCTTTTACAACCACCGGAAAAGAAATGCAGTTGTTATTTTGTTTTAGTAAATTGCTGAAAGCAGTTTCTCCTGCTATATCCCAAAAGAACTGTTTTGCACTGTCGTTTTTATAACATATGTCGGCTAAAATATCGCATAGCTCATCTTCGTTCGTACAAATCGTTTCACACTGCCTCCGAAAATCAAGAACAATTAATGCTTTCTGTTGAGTAATTTCAAATGAATCCATATGTTCAGATTTTTGTTTTTTCCTGAAATTATGCATCCTCATTTTATATTCCTCATAAAGATTAAAAATCTCACTATAGACGTTTTGACTGTATTCAACACCGCACTTCAAAACAGAATAGTCAAAATCAGGAGGTTTGCTTTTCTTTGAAAGATAACCGTTAAATTCTTTCTCAAACAGCCAACAGATACGGTTAATTGTACATACATTTGTACCAACAGGTGGATCATACCTTTTTAAACATTCAGTCATTTCTTCGGTTTTTGGCTCATAATCAATTAAATCGTTTACGTTTTTAATCCCATAATGGCAGAACCGCATAAGCGCACCGTTATCTGTGTTTTTTATATACTTATTGTTTTTTGCCTGCAAATCAGAATAAACATAAATCATAAAATATGGTTTTCTGTAAGCGGCAATTTTCTGATTAAATATTTTTTTCTCAGCATCCTGTTTATTGTCATCACTGCGTACGATATTATCACGTAGATTGTACCAATAAGAGGGCATAGGTTTTGATACAATCCCTTTGATCTGATCAATTACATTCTGCTGAAATAACTGTCCGCACATAATTCTGTAAGACAAGGTTTTATATTCCTCAGAATCGGGATGAAATCCTGCACGAACCTCAAACATGCTCGTAATGTGATTGGTTACAATACCGATTTCATCTGTAAATCCAAGTTTATTAGCTTCAACAATATCTTCTTCAGTTACAGTTTTCTTCTCTGCTTTTCTTTGAATACAAATGATTGTTGGTGTGTAAAGTGTGTTTTTAAGAAGTACAGGATTATCCGTAGTCATGAACAGATCACCATCACAATCAGCACCGTTCAGACTGTTTCTCGTTGAATCCCATGCATTTAGCACAATCGCTGTTTTAATATAACGATACCAGTATGCAGGCTCTGATTCTTTGTTTAGTTTTAATTTAACAATGTTATTGTGTCCGGTCATAGGCGCACGAAAACAAACAACTTCATCGGCATTGTTATCAATCCAATATTTATGATACATTTCGCCGGCTTTAAGAAGACCTGTAATTTCCATCCTGAACATACTCTGACATAAAGCATATGGATCACCTGTAATAATTGCAAAATTAGCATTAATTCTTATTGCGCCTCGTTTGCACATCTGTATTCGTTTAGCAATCATATTCCATATTTTTCTACGAATAAACGAATCGTTAATTAGATCAGGTTTAACCATAAGCGAACGTACACAACTATCCAAACCGGATGAAAAAATATTATCTTCATTCAGGCCAAACCCACAGAGAAACGCAAGACTTTTACGATAATCCATACCGATAACTTCTTTGATTTCATCAATAGAAGGTTGGCACAATTCCTGAATCTCATCATCGGTTAAATCATAACTCTGAAGAAACTGATAGTTTGTATTCCGTACACCTTCAAGTTCATCTGGACAAACTTTAGTAACCGAAAACTCATAATGATTTTCTTTGCAGTTCCTATAATAATCTTCCCATGAATCATAGCAATTCCATAATTTCAGCATAGATTCCGTAAGAATTACTTCGGCGTTTCTGACATCTCTGTAATCACCCCACACATCTTTAATTACATGCCGACCGGAAACAGTTTCAGCAAATTCAATAAAATCAAAAGGTATAAGCATACCTTTATTCCACGCATATCTTGTATTCATACCGGATAGCGGTTCGGCGTCTTCGACATTAATTCCATTTAGAAATGCGTTTACTTTTTTAGCGTAAGATGGGAGCATTAAACCATATCCGTCAGAATCATTGTTTTCAAGTTTATAATCCTCGAAATAACTCATAACAGGCTCATCTTCTTTTTCATCATCAAGCATGATGACGTTTTCCCTGAAGTGTGTTATACAGTCATTTACAACAATGATTCCTTCGGGTTCCGGTACAGGAACAGACCCCGAACAAATGAGCGCCTGATATGCCTCAAGTTTTGCAGGTACAAGCGGCACATCCTGATTCCTTCCGTTATCCATTCTGCGTTTAAGTTCCGGGTAAAGATCAGAATTGACATAAACAATCGTTGAATTCTTTATGCCGCCATTTGTGCCAAGAAACCGCCTGTAATGAATCCCATTAACCGTAAAACCTTTGTTTGCACGATCATAATCTTTTTTGCTGTTCATGACAACGCAGATATAGTCTTTCTTAAACTGAAAACTGTACAAACGGTCATATAAATTACGAATAGCAATCTTCGTTTTGCGGCTTTTCGGTTTTCGTTTTTCAAGACGGATTTTATTCTGTAAAACCCTGATTTCCTGTTCTGAATCGCTAACGTCATTAAGCTCGTCAATAAACCGCATAAGCTGACTGTCACTTATCGAAACTACAACATCGGGATAGTCTTTAACAGCCATATCAAGCGGAAGGGTAAGATTCCAATTTGATTTTTTAAGTTGCTTTGTATTGATTTTGTAAATTAAACGTAAACTCTTCTGTTTCAATAATCACCTGTTTTGTTTTAATTAAAATACCTCTGAAAATATCCTGTTTTGTTTGACTTATTCTTAACTTTCATCACCTCCATGAATAGTATAAACTGGGGCAGATGCCATGTACAAACCGGCAGCTCCTGAAATGTTGAACAAACTATTAATACGTGAACAACAGGAATTACCACATAAACGTCATTCTTTGCTTCCGTTCTTTTCTTCTCCGGTACAGCTTGAATCCGCCAGCTTCTGCAAAATCCTCCGGATCTGCGCAAGTTTGTTTTCTATTGATGAGAAACACTGTTCGGTTTTGTCTTTAGTCATAACTGCCTCCTTTGTAGCTTTATTAATTTGACCCAATTA